ACGTGCAACCCAACCATTTATTCCTTTCGTTAATCCCCCACCTTTGCCTGTTCCTGTGCCAAACTTAAAAGGACTATTCGGAGCTTTTGTCGAACTACTAACCCCTTTCACTCCTTTATCTACAAACTGCCAATAATCATTCGCTGTGCCAAAATCGAAAGTTAAAGTAGTAGTGTCTTTTTCTTTTGTAACTTCAAATTTAATTCCGTTGTAAAGATTCGAAGTGTCCTTTTTCTTTTTCTTTGAAAGATTAGATTTCGATTGCTGCACTACATACTTTCCAAACTTTTCTAATTCATTGACTACTGACATAGGTTAATAGTTGTATTTGGCACTTCTACTGAAAAGGTTAACCTTGCACCGTCTAATAATTTTGGCGCTTCAAAACTTCCCAATTCAAACGCTGGGTTTTCACTCGCCGTGATATTATTTTCCTCAAAATCAATGTACATTTTATTCCAAAGTCGATTCAAAACGGCAATCGCTAAATTATGATTGTCCACTTCATTATCATTTCCCCAAAAGTCATCTGTTTGTATTTCTTTGCTAATGTTTCTAATATCGAAACAACTCAACTCTACATTGAAATTAACAGTACTGCCATTTGTAAACCCTCCAGATTCTATGATTACATTAACCAAAGGGAATATTGTTTCCTTTGCTAAATCTTGCTTTTTGGTTACTTTATTAACTTGGCTATCCGCCTCGGCTAATTGCTTTATGTATCTGTAAAGTTCTGTTAACTGGTTCATAATTCAATAGTATTGCTATTCTTGTTCATTATTTTGTGTTTCAATTTCTGCGCATCAATTTTGTGGGCTAGGAATAAATGAAATTCGTGGATGTTTGTTTTTAAAACTTTATCCAACTTCCAAATTTTACCCTTGCACATTTCAAAAATCGTCGCATCCCACCCCCATTTTTCAAAGTAGTCGCTGGCGTGTTTTCCTTCGCTTGTTCCTCCGCTGTATATTTCTGGGTATACGCGATTAATTCGTTCGCTAAATTCGAAAAAAAAACAAGTGCACCGTTTACAATTGACAAAGGCATATACTTCATTACCTCCGCTCTTTTCTCCGTTCCGTTGTATTCTACAATCTTGTAATTGTTTGCCACTTTGCTTTTAATCGGTCTGAAAAGCACTGCCATTAACTTATGCATTTCTGCTACATCTTGACTGTACAAAGTTAAATCACGATATTCTCCAGCTGTAATTTTGTCAAAGTTTGGAATAAAACCGAACTCAACATCTTTGATTTTAAATGTAGGTTGAAATTCCGTTGTTTGCTCTAATGCTTTATCAATTAAAATTAATATTTCACTATAATCTTTTTGACTTAATAAAGGTATTCTTTTACGATCCAACCCGGTAAAGATTTCAATCTTTCTAACGTTGAATTGCTCATCGCTCAAATCAGTTCGCTTCAAAAGTAAATCATACTTTTGGAACTGGTGCAAGGCTATATCGTTTATTGATTCTGGAATAGTAATCTTCATAATAAATAATTTTTTTCTTTTACTATTTCAAAATCATAATGCGTGGTTTCATCTATGCCACAAGTCAAATAATATATTATGCTATTTTTTCGAATAATAAGACCCGTTACTATTCTTGGCTTTTGATCTACGTCTGTAATTAAAAACACAATGTCTTCAATATTGAATTTCGTCTTCATATTTATATAATGAAAAAAAGGTTATTTTGTTTTATCGAATATCGAAATTATATCCACCGCTTAAATTATAAGTCACATTATAACGGATTGCATCTAAACAATTATGAACTAAAATATTATTAGCAAAATATTCGTGCTTATCTTTTACCATTATATCATAAACATTATTTTCTTGAATTTCTATCACGTCTATTCGACTTAGCCTTGCAGTTGTTATGGCAAAATCTTGTAACTCCTTTGTGTCTTGTAATATATTCTTTGCCACACTCTTCACATTTTTTTGTTTCATAAACATTTCGGTTAATCCAAGTTTTTTTACCGTGTTGTTTATGCCATTCAATACCCTCTTCCGACCTATGCCATTCTGGAGCTTTTGCAATTCCAGCTTTATGAAACGCTTTTGCAAATTCTGGATTATTTTTAAATCTTTCTTTAGCGTGTTCTGATAAATGTTTTTTTGCTTCGACAATTTCGAGGTTAGATAATTCGTTATTATACGTGTTTTTATCTTTGTGGTGTACGTGAAATCCTTTTGGAACTTTACCGTTTGTGTGTTCCCATACAACAACGTGCATTCTTTTACATCCTCTTGAAAAATATCTTTCGTTTGAATATAAAGTATATCGTTTTCCGTTAAATTCTTGATTTGCTTCCATCCTTTTAATGTTTTGATTTTATGATTATCTGTACATTGCAAAGATAAAGAAAATGTATCGAATTGCATCAAGTATTTATATGTTTTTTTTACTCCATTATTAAAAACTTTTAAAACTGGTTTTAATCCATTTGAAGTTAAAACTAAATCGTTAACTTTTATTTTATCAATTCTTTTATGTCCTAAATTTGTAGTTATTAATGTTTCTCCAATAAAGCAATGATTATATGCGTCTAAATATAACTTACTACCTTTATCCGTGTATACATAATTGTTTAATTCTTTGCCAATATTTTCGCCGTCGATTATTAACTGGTAATCTTTCATCAACTCCACGCCTACATTGATACTTCCTGCGCCTTTCGTGGTTCCAATTATCCTATTGCCTAACTTTGCCAATTCATCAATCAAACGAGGCTCTGCGCTATCCGCTACGATTAACTTTCCTTTTGTAATTGTGTTGTTTATTTGTGCTATTTCTGACGTGGTTAATTTCGGTTTGTACAAATGTTCCTTGCAGTAAATGATTTTTTTCTTCTTGTCGATTGCAACTTCTACTAATGTAGTAGGGTCAATACTAAATCCGTAATCTTGACCGAAAGAAGTTTGTAAATTATCAGGATTGAAAGTACCGTATTGCCAATTCGTAAACACAACTCCCTCGGCTTTGTCGAGCCATCCACCAAGTATAACGTGCTGGTATTTTTTAGGATTGTTTTCTTTGACTTGCTCTACTTCATCAATAAAAGACTGGTCTAAATTGTCGTAATTATCTAAATAAGTAGTATGTATGTAGGTTACATTTCCTTTCGTGCCATTAAAACCCTCGGTAACTCCTGCCTGTTCAAAGAATTTTTTGTAAATCCAATGCTCTTTTGTGGATGGGTTTAAAATTAAAAGGATTCTATTCTGTTTGCCTTTTTGTCTAATCGAAAAATTGATTTTATCAAATATTGATTCGTCGATTAACTCCTCGGCTTCGTCTAATATCCACGTTGTAACTCCCTGCAAAGATTTTAAATTTGCGGTTTGGTCACCGCTGGAGGTTTTAATTCCTTTAAAAATTATTTCGCTTCCTGATTGTATGTTTATGATTTCGGACTTCTTAACTTCAAAAGCGTGATTCAATTCTAATAAATCTATTTTCTCTTGAAACTCTGGAATAATAGACAAATGCGCACTTGTCATCGTTTGCCTTGTAAACAAAATCTTATGCCCTGCTTCAAACGATAAGAGGCTGGCAAATCTACCAACCTCGAATGACTTACCAGAGCCTCGACCACCTGTTAAAACAAAGTAGCGTGTATTGTTTCCTAATCTATTCCAATGCTTCGGGTGTTTCTGTATCATAAAGTTTTGATATATCGAAGTTTTCGTTTCTGTTTTTATTATCAGATTCTATGTACTGCATTGATAATTTTCTCAACTCTTCAGGCGTTGCAATCAATTTCATTAATGCCATTTGCAAAGCTGGAGCGTTTGAAGTGTACCATTTAGAACGCATCGAAACTTTTAAAGTAGTTCGGTTAGTTTCGAGTAGTCCTTTTAGCTCGTTCAGTTCGTTACTTTCGGGCGGAAAGAAGTCATAAAATGTAGGCTTTGCACAAGGTAAAAAAGAAACAATATCTTCCACAAAGAAAAGTTTATGTTTTACGATCATTTCCTTTGCTTGTTCAAATATTTTCTTGCGGTCGTATGCCATTATCCAATGTATTTAAAACTTACTGTTATTCTATTTGAAGATGTGCTTCCTTTTTTGCTTTGTATTTTTCCAGTACCGCTACCACTTACCATTGTTCTACCTATTCTTGTAATAATCCATTTTTTATCATTTTTTCTTGAATTGATAAAAGCAGGATTTGAACTTGTTGAAATAAAACCTTTATTATTTTGTTTTAATATTTCTGCAATATTATTTGATAATAAATGACCTATTCCTATTCCTTGATAATCTGGGAAAATTATTGTTCTATGTTCTTTCCAATGATTTTTTAATTTAGGATGTGGGAAAGGTAATACAGAACAAAAACCACAAATATTATTATTTATTGTTGCTATAAAAACTCTTGCAGCATTATTATGAGAATGACTTAAATAATG